TGGGAAAAAATGTTTATAACGAAGCATTTTTTAGTTACTTAGGAGCTGGTTATACATCTTACGATGTAGATAATAAAACTTATTTAAATAAGGGATACAATACAAACCCTGACGTTTTCGCTTGTATTACTCAAATGGCAACCAAAACAGTTTCGGTTCCTTACGAGGTTAAAATTGTAAATGATAAAGAAAGCTATAAAAAATTAAAGAATTTCCAAAAGGCAACTTCTGGAAATTTTGACTTTATACAGCAAATCAAAAAAGCAAACTTACAACGCAAATCTTACGACGAGGTTGATTTGGATTTTCCTATGGAGCAACCGAATGCAACTCAGACCTGGAGCGATGTTTGGGCTTTATACAAAACTTACATGAAACTAACAGGAAACTGTTATTTTTATTTGTTAAGTCCAGAGGAGGGAGCAAACGCAGGTGTTCCAGTTCAATTATATGTTTTACCGGCACATTTGATGCAAATTGTATTAAAGCCTAAGTCTAACATGTTAAGTACTGAAAGTCCAATTGATCACTACGTTTTGATTGAGGGTAACGTTATGATTAAATTCATGGCTAAAGATGTAATCCACATTAAATACTCAAATCCAAATTTCGACTTACAAGGTTCGCACTTATACGGTATGTCGCCATTAAGAGCCGCTTTAAGAAACATAAACAGTTCTAATAGTGGAATTGACTTAAATGTAAAAACTTTGCAAAATGGAGGAGCTTTTGGCTTTATTCATGGTAAGGGAACTCCTTTGTCAGTTGATCAGGCAAACAGCTTAAAAGAGAGACTTGTTGAAATGGATGCAAGTCCAGAGAGATTGAGCCGAATTGCTGGAGCAAGTGGAGAATTAGCATTTACAAGAATATCTTTGACAACTGACGAATTAAAGCCTTTTGATTATTTAAAGTATGATCAAAAAGCAATTTGCAACGTTTTAAACTGGCCTGATGAATTATTAAATAATGACGGTAAGGCTAGTTTAGGAAGTAGCGAAACAAGTCAAGCGAGAAAACAAGCTATAACGGATAACATTTTACCGGACCTAGTTTTATTACAAGACTCTTTAAATAAAAACTTTATTAAAAAGTTTAAAGGATACGAGAACGCTGTAATTGAGTGGGATGTTGATGACTTGCCAGAAATGCAGGAAGACATGGGAATGAAAATGGAATGGCTAAGCAAAGCACCATTGACTCCTAACGAAGTAAGATACGCTCTTAAATACGACATGATAATGGAAGACGGTATGGATACCGTTTGGATTGATAGCAATAAGCAAAGAATTACAGACGTTTCAATGACGGCTTTTGATGCTGCAAATACTATTTAATGATAAACTGGGAGCGATTGCAATATATGTACGAACGGAAAGCGTACAGAGTTGTGCAAAAGCACATCAAAAAGATTTTAGGGGAAATTCCTTTAAATAATATATCTTTATCAAATTATCAAATATTAGTTTACTCTAATATTACAGAGGATAAGATTAAAGAGATGTTCGTTGACATTTATATGACAGTAGGATATGACTACAACAAAAGAATAAAAAAGGAAATAGAACGCACAACAAAGAACGTTTTATTTTCGGATTCATTTTTACAAGATATTTTAGTATTTTTGTCCGGAGAGGGAGGAGTTAAAATAGTAAGTGTCAGAGGAACGTTAATTGAGGACATAATAAAAGCGATTGAGGATAAATTAAAGAACGATACGTCTTTAATAAATTTACAAAATGCAATTTATGAAATAGTGCAAAGGTCACAACAGTTTTATAAATGGCAGGCTTTAAGAATAGCGAGAACAGAAACAACTTTCGCTTCGGCTTACGCATCAATGCGAGCAGCATCACAATCAAACTTTGAAATGACAAAGGAATGGATTGCAGCAAAAGACGATAGGACGAGAAAGGATCACAGATTAGAAAACGGACAAATTGTTGATTTTAACGATCCGTTTATAATGAATGACGGAAGCCAATTGCAATACCCAGGCGATCCAAAAGGAACAGCGGCTCAGGTTATAAATTGCAGGTGTACAATAGCCTTTAAGGCAAAGAAAGACAAAGACGGGAATATTATATTTAAAAAATAAAAAGATATGCAATTTAAACAATTATCTTACGATTTGAAAGACTTAGACGATAGCAAAGGAGTTGTTATTGCCTATGCGAATGCTTACAACTTTAAAGACTCAGACGGAGACATTTCGGCTCCAGGTTCTTTCAATAAGACAGTAACAGAGAATTTTAAAAGAATTAGAGTTTTAAAGGACCACAATCCAACGATGATGATTGGAGTACCTTTGGAAATAAACGCAAATGATCCTTACGGATTATTAACAACGTCTCAGTTTAACATGAACAAGCCATTAGGTAAAGACATGTTCACAGACGTAAAATTGATGCACGAGAGCGGTTTAAATGCTGAATTGAGTATTGGTTACCAAGTTTTGCAAAGAGACGCTAAAAACAAGGCGGTTATTAACGAATACAAGTTAATGGAGTATTCTTTCTTATCAAGCTGGGGAGCAAACGAATTAAGCACTGTACAAGGTTTAAAAAGCATTAAAAGCCATTACGGTATTATGGAATTAATCGAGAAAGCGTATAACTTAGATTATAGCGATCAAAGATTAAGAAATATCGAACAACTATTAAAATCACTTTCAGATGAGCCGGCAGAGGTTGCCACTTTGAACGAGGAGCCGATTATATTAAACACATTGAAAAATTTTACACTTTAAAACAAAAAAACAAAATGGAAGCATTAGAAATTAAAGCTGCTTTGGAAGGAATCAAAGCACAAGTTGAAACAAAAACTGCTGAGCAATCAGTAGAAGTGAAGTCTTTAATCGAAGCATTAGAGGCAAAAATGAAATCTGAAAACAACGAAACTGTTGAAGCGTTGAAAGCTGACTTAAAAGCTATTCAATCTCACGCTGACTTGTTAGACGTTAAATTACAAGAAAAAACTGCTGAGGCAAAATCAGAAGGTTATTTTGACGTAATGACTAAAACATTAAACGAAAACTTTAACGACATCAAAGAAGTAAGAAGCGGAAAATCTGTACAAGTGAAAGCTGTTGGAGATATGACTTTGTCTGGTAACTTAACAGGTGCTCAGCCAAAAGATTACAACTTCAATACTGTAATGATTCCAGGTCAATTAGTAAACGTTGCTGACTTAGTTGGTTCTGTTAACATTTCTGGAGGTACTTATACATTCCCAAGAGAGGGAGCTGGAGAAGGTTCAATCGCTACTCAAACTGAAGGTTCTTCAAAATCTCAAAGAGATTACGATTTTACAATGGTAGACGTAAACACAGACTTTATTGCTGGTTTCACTCGTTACAGTAAGAAAATGGCTAACAACTTGCCTTTCTTAACTTCATTCATTCCAAGTGCTTTGAGAAGAGATTATTTCTTTGCTGAAAACTCAATCTTCAACACTGCTTTGGCTGCTGCTGCAACTGCATCTACTCAAGTTATCACTGACAAAAACAAAATTGAAATGTTGATCAACGAGGTTGCTACATTAGAAAACATTAACTTTGCTGTTAACGGTATCGTTGTACGTCCTTCTGATTTCTACGACATCATGAAAACTTCAAAATCTTCATCTTCTGGATACGGATTGCCTGGAATCGTTACTTACGACGGTGGTGTATTAAGAATCAACGGAATCGCTGTTTACAAAGCTACATGGTTAGCTGCTAACAAATATTTCGTAGGAGATTGGTCAAGAGTAAACAAAGTAGTAACTCAAGGTTTATCTTTAGAGTTCTCTGAGCAAGAAGGAACTAACTTCGTGAAAAATAACATTACAGCTCGTATCGAGTCTCAAACTGCTTTGGCTGTTGAGCAACCAGCTGCAATCATTTACGGAGACTTTACTGCTGCATAAGTTGTAAGTTCTTAAAAATTAAAAGCCTATGCAATTTGTATAGGCTTTTTTTATAAATTTGTATAAATTAAAATATTAAAGAAAATGGAAAACTATATTGTAATAAAATCATTTTTCAAAGCGGACGAGAAAAAAGATTATAACGTTGGAGACCTTGTTGAATTGTCAAAAGACGATGCTGAAAGATTTTTGCGTAATGAATTAGTTGAGAAACAAAAAGCAACAAAAGCAAAAAAATAATGGCGTATATTGACGTATTAACACTTG